TACCACACACTACCAGAGCTATAAAAAGCCCTAAAATTGTACCCCACTTAAAAAAAGCTGTTGCGATTTTTTGATTTTCTGCTTTCTCATCTTCTCTGTACCCCATAATTATATTGTTTTACATATGATAGCCCCACATTAGACGCCAACTAGGGAGAGGCTTTCTAATGCGAGATACTATCAATTCTAAATTTCTTGTGATTCCCTAGTTCACTTTGATGGTGCAATATACGAAAAAACCCCATTCACCGAAGTAAATGGGGTTAAATAAATTTATGTTTCTATGACTCTAACGTTCCTGCCTCTTGTCTAGATATCATTTCTTGCCTGTATGTATCACCGTTTAAAGGTACATTTTTATCTGACATCTCAGTACTAAACTCTGCAAACGTTTGTTTCTTGTCACCGCCTCCAGAATCACCCCCTCCTGCACCACCGTCTGCACCTTTGTAATATGCTGGATTAGCATCTAGGAATGATGTCATTGAGTTAGATAAAGGTAATACGTTTCTATCAGCATCCTTCATTGGGTTGCCGTCATTACCTACTTGGAATGTGTTTCCATTGTCGTCTTGGTCGAACTTATTTCTAAGTAATATCAAATCAACTACGTCTTCAGGTGGTAACGCTAGGTTTTCAGGTAAAGACTTTAGTATGTCCTTTCTGATTCCTGACTGCTTTAAATGAGTGTTGTACTTAGTCTCCCATGAGTTTATTGAATTGTTAGCCGTTGCTAAATTTTCTCTAAGCTTTGCGATGTCTTCGTTTGCAGCTTCTAGTTTTTTATCTGGATCAATGCCAGCCGCTTTCACCCCTTCAGTTACAGCGTTACCACTCCATGTTTTTAACGCTTCTGCTGATTTTTCATCTGTCTTGTATGCTCCAGTGCCTTCAATGTCTATATCAAGACTCTTAAATACTCCTTTACGACCTAACTCTTCACCTACTTTCTGAGACTCAGACTTAATGTTAGCTTCAAATGACTCCTGAGCTTCTTTAGTTCTTAGTACGATATCATCTGACTTTACATCAAATGATTCTTTCTTTTCTTCTATTGCTTTCGATAGGTCGGCATCTGATACCTCTACTATCACTCCGTTGATGTTTAGCTTCATTGTGATTTATTATTGTTTTAACTCTTCGATTTTCTCTCTTAACTGGTCTTTATCCCATCCGTGAAATACTTTCTTTCCTGACGCTTCTTTCAATTCAACTCTAAGTTCTTCAAGTTCTGGATCAACCTCTACTTCTTCTTTTGCTTTTTTAGGCTTCTTAGCCGTGTCACCTTTAGAAATTGCTGCTGCAAGTTTACCAATAGCCTCATTAGTTGTTAAGTGAGAATCTTTTTCTTTCTCTTGTTTAGCCAACATCTTATTAGCTAAGTACTCTTGAGCCTCTTCGGTTGCTTGTTCGTCAATCTCAAAGTAAATGTTGCTGTCGACGCTATTCATCTCTTCGATGTAAGCTGAACTGTTAAGCTTTTTACCTTCGTTGATTCTTGACTTGCAATTTATGTCCCAAATTTGCTTATCCTCTCCATCTACTACAGCCATTTTTCTAGTCTGTAATCTGTATCTAGTCGCTACGACTGAGGGATACTTGTCTGTTATTAACATATATTTGATTTATTTAATTACTGGTGTTGGTACTTCTGGCTCTTTTATACTGTTGTTAGCTATGAAGTAAGCGTCGAATTCTGCACGTAATACATCAACTTCATTTTCTTTGTCTGCTTGTTCCCAGAAGTCGTTAAATAATACTTTCTTATTCGCTTCAACGTTTCCGAATATCTCAAACACAACTAATATACCTAAATGTACGTAAGGCTCTATTGTAGCCTTTTTAAGCATCCCTTGCATTAAAGAGGTGTTGTTCTGATACTTTGCTGTTATGTACTCAGACAGCTCTTTATCTAAGATCGTATTGTTTGAACCGCTTTCTCTTGATTTGTTATATCTATCAAGAAGCAAGTCAGGAGTTTCTAGTATGTAACCACGACCATATATAGTATGGTAATCGTGTTCATCCTTTGGTGTGTTAAATACCCAATTCTCGACTAGATTGGTTAACGTGTTATGTGTCCATTCTGCCGAATCAGTGAACGTATTAAGCTTGTTCTCTACGGGTTGAACGTCAATAAATCGACCTGTTGCCGTTTCATTATTAGCCTCTTTCATTCTACGAGTTCCCCAATACGTTGAGTCCATTAAGTCCTCTGAATCTTTTAGGTCGTCTTTGTATTGCTGCCATGTTTTAAGGTCTGGAGAAATAAACCCTTCAATATTTGGAGCAATCATAGGCTCACCTTCTCTAGGCATTTCAATAACTGTAACATCTGTAACGTCATTCTTACGCATGTTACCCTTACCACCACAAACAGTACACCCTTTTTCCTCTTCTCCTGTTCCTGTTTTACCTACTCCTTTACATGCTTTACACTCTTTTTCGAACCTAAAGTGCCTAGGCATTCCCGTAGTGAACTTATATATTGTTAGCACCGATTTATCACGTGCATAATCTTCTGCGTCTTTTAGTATAGGCCATAGCGGACTAATTCTAACCTCTGATCCTGTCTCTTGAACTTCTGAAAGGATTACACAAGGAGGGATACCAAAAGGATGGTTAAACGTTTCGTCGTCAATGATCGTAAATGACATTCCATCCTGTTTTATTCTCCAGTCTGTTTTATCGTCTACAATACGCCAAACTAAGTAATCACTTACTTTAACTGCTTTGAATACTATAAACTCTACTAGTTGTCCATCGGATACATAAGAATGAATATCTTCAATTGATTTGTATGTTGGGTATATGTCCTCATCTGCTTTGTATTCTAAGAACATAACTCCGTTCGGGTCTGTGTCTCTTAGTCTAAAAAAAGACTCTGAAAGGTACTTTTTGATTGACTTCTGCCCTTTAAACTGAGCTAACGACTTTACTAATTTATCGCTTAGTGTTGTTGATGAGATGTTGTTTATTACCTCTCCACCTGAAGCTGTGAATACATTTACTCTTGGTTGATTAATCCTTTCAAATACACTTCTAATATCTTTAGCATACTTCTTGCGCGCCTCTGCTCTTGAGTCTGATTCAATATGTTCAATCTTACCTATAAGGAATTTGTCGAAGTCTTTACCATTAACAAGAGCTTTTAATTCCTCGCTGTTCTTTCTTGCAGTGCCTACCCATGTAGGAGTAGTGATATTATCTTCAAGAAACTTAATTACCTCTTCGCTAGTGTTAAAAGTCATCGCATTATGTTATTTTAAAGTCAAATTTACAAATAATTACTGATATACTTACTAATCATTCAGTTGTCCTACAATACCATAACGCCAAGAGTCTGGTAAATCACTCATGTAATGATCTGGCACTCCTGACCTTTTATCATGCCATACATAATTCTTTACGGCTTTTATACAGTTAACTGACCTAGGAGTAAATATAAGCTTGTAACTACGGCACTTGTTCAATGAATCAGCAACAAAGTTAAGCTTTGCGCCTTTAGATTTGTTTACAGGAAGCATGTTAACACCACACAACCACTCACCACTTGGGCTATGCATACCATCTTGAAAGTCATGTATAAGCCTTCTAGATGCAGAATCAGCATATATCAAATCTACATATCCTACCTTCTCATGTATGTATTGCATTAGTTGAGCCGTTCCCGTATTATTTTTGAAGTGTATTTCGTCTATGTGAATTTGCATTAGGTTGTGATCTATAGCAACTTTAGTTATTGCGTCTGGATCACTAGAGCCGAAATCTTCACCATATGCGTAAGGTAACATATCATTAAACTCTCCTATTTCCCAATTATCATAAATAACTCCTTCTGCTCTATCTCTCCACCCTCCTAAATAGTTACTTAGATACCATGCTTTAGATTGATCCCATTCGTCTTGACTTAGTTGTTTTTCCTCTATAGGGCAATAGCCTGTTTTAGCTCTCGTTCTCCATTTCCAAGCTTTCTTTAGGAATGAGTGGGATAAGTATTTAGTAGCTATTAAGTAAGTGCTATGAATATTCTCAACTTCTGGATGGTCGCCAATCATCATCTTAAACCCGTCTATCTCTACTTGTTTTTGCCAATCACCAACCCACCTATTATAAATGAAGTGTTCTGATACTGTAGGATTCATTATCCATATTATTCTGTTATGAATACCCTTCTGACGTATTGAGTCATCTATAGAGTCGAATGCTTTTTCATCGTTGAAATCTTCGCCCTCTTCAATAATCCAAGTTGTAATACCTGGTAATGATTTAAGGTTAGCGGTCTGATCACCCTGAGATGTCTTTATACCTGAGAAGAATATAAACGATCCTGTCTTTTTGTTTATGGCTGAAGTTTTGGTTATCTGGAAATCCTGTGTTATTCCTAGCCTTTCTAATGTTAGTTTGAATTCTGGGATGATTGACTTTTCAGCCGATGTCATAGTATATCTAGTGAATAATATACCGTGTCCCTTTTCATATGTAAGCTTTGCTACTAGATCGTGCACTGAGAATGTCTTTGTTGAGCCACGACCACCTGTGAGGAAAAAGTAACGTTTATTACTTGTGTATAAAGGTTTGAATATGTCGTCTATTCTATTCTTCTTCACTTTTAGGATTGAAGTTGTCCATATCTTTTGCGCCCTCTGTGTTTCCGTCTACCCATTGAGATAATGGAATATCAATGTTTTTGTTTGTATTCTCATGTTTCTCTGGAGCGTTAAACCCTAGCATCTTATTCAATTGTTCAATTGCTTTCTGCTTATCGTGTAGCTTGAACTTAACAATTCGCTCAACTCCATCTCTTCCGCTCTTCTCTTGGTATTGTATTTCAGATAGTGCTGCTTTGGTGTCGTCTTCTAACGCTTCAAAGTCCTTCTCTGTCATCCACCCATCTTTAAAATCGGTGATATTAGTAAAGGCAATCTTTTTAAGCTCTAAGACGTTCATTAGTGCGCTTACACCCGCTAATTTACCTAAATCCTTCTGTATGTCCTCTATGTATTGAGCTAAATGAGGTTTTTTGAGGTTTTCATACCCCATCTCTGAAGCTGTTTTCTCACTGTACCCAGCCTTTATTGCTGCTCTTGTTGCGTTCCAATCAATTACATACTCTTCACAGAATATCTTTTGCTTTGGTGTTAAATCATAATCCATAGTCTGTTATGGTTAATTTATGCTAAGATAGGAATTATTTATTTATAGTGTTTTAAATAGCACCTCTACGCCTTGTTCAACTGACGCTTTAAATGTTTCTTTTACTATTGTTTCGTCATGAACTATGTTCACCCCCATAAAGTTATATGATTTATTGTCGCTAAGAATATGTATTGGCAAAGCATCCTGCTTTAAATCTTCGAACATTTCCTTATTACATTTTATTGTAATTCCTTGGTGCTTCATTCCGTTTAAATCGAAAATAAATTTTGTTAACTGTACAACTCTAGGCTTGTTTGTTCTAGGGATAACGAATGTGTCATCAACATAAACTATTCCCGTATCTTTTGGTATGTATATTTTTCTTTCTCCTATCATCTTAATTGTTTTAATCGTGTTTATCAAAAGTACTACATACTGGCTAGTACTGCCGCTGCTATAATACCTAGTACTGTTATTACTCCAAAGAATCTAACCCAGTTAGCGATATCTTTTATATCCTTTCTGTTTAGTCTGTTGTAGTTCTCAATACTCTCCTGTACGTCTTTCTCTGTTCTTGCCATGTTGTTTGTTTTTGTCTCCACCGTGTGTATATTGCACAATTATGTACGGTTGAATTTATTACTTCTTGTATTTACCCTTCATTATATTGACTGTTTCCTTCATATTGTTGCCGTTCTTCTTAGCTCTCATTGCTACCCAAATTAAGAATACTAGCATGTTTAGTGCTGCGAATACTGTAACTATCAATAACCACCACCAACTTAAGAATATTACTCCTGTCGTAAATAAAGCCGTTACAACTACTATTGCGGTGTCTCGGTCTATTTGGCTGTCAAATGCTTTCCATGAGCCGTACGGGTCTATAGTGACGTTAAAAAGGGGTGTTTTAAGTGTTCTAGCTATAATGTAGATTGTAAATAGCCAAATTTCAGCACCTACGAACTTAGTTCCTATCCAGAATGTTTTTAGTTTTTCCATATGTCAAATATACAAAAAGCCCTTAGTTATGAATCTAAGGGCTTTAAAACAATTAAGTATGAAAGAGTTTAAAGGAAAGAAAACTACTTTGATACTGCAATGTACGATTAATTATTTAATG